AATATCACCATCTTCATTGCATTTTTCAGCTCTTAATGTTTCTACTGGTATGTGTTCTATTTGTGCAATCTTTTTTCTGTCTTTAGAATAGATTACTTGCATAGCACATTGACCCATAAGTTTAAGGTCATAACTTAATTTTCTTACTACATCTTTTTTTAGAAGTGTAATCATTTCAGCGTATTGTTCTGGCTTTCTGTTTGAATCTGTAGCTCCTAAACCTTTACCGTAAATTTGTTGGCTAATACCATTAATACAGGCATTGTTTGTAGGACTTCCATTGTATCTGTCTATTAAAAATTGAAAGTAATTATTGTCATCGCCATAAGCAATCCAATCTTGATTAGGTACTTCAACGATTTCAGGACTTGTGTAAGTGCTTAAATTAACAAAACTAACTTCTGATTTAGACCCTCTTACAAATTGACCTAAACTATTTCTTTTTCTTTTTTTCATATTACAATGTAATCATTATTATAAGAATTATCTGTTATGTATTGACCTTGATTTATGTCATAATATAAATTATCCATTTGGTCTATTTCTTGGTCAGTACAGAAAATCCTATCTTTAAATATATCTACAATGTCTGTTGTATCTACATTCCAAAACTCATTATATAATTCCCATAAAAAATAATTAGTATTCCAAAAGTTTGGGTCACTATATAATTCTATGTCGTAAAAATGACCTTCTACAAGTACAGGACTAAAGGCTTGTGAAAATGTTAAATAATTTCCAGATGTTGTAGCATTAGAAACCTCATATGTTTGTTTGACATTTGTACTATCGTCTCTTATAGATAAAGTAAATTCACTTCCGTAAACTCTTGGAATTACCTTAAAGTCTTGAGCCGATGTAACAGTCTTTAATACAATCATTTTATATATAACGTAATAAATAACTTATTTTGTGAAAATGTTATTGCAAAAAAAAAGCACCCCAAAGGATGCTCTTAATTTTAATATCAATAAATATTAGTTAGGTATAATAACTTCAGCATCTGCTGCTGGCACAACTGACGAATCTAGAAAATATGGAGCAGTTTCTTCCATTGCTTCCATTGTAATTGTAAATCCAGATAAATCTCCAGCTGCAGCGCCTGTAACTGTTGTTCCAGAAGTTAATTCACATCCGTTTTCATATCCACATAAAAAGAAATTACCGTAGTAATCCTCAACTATAACGTAAGGTCTTGCAACTGCAATTTCTTGTAATTCAGCTTGAGTTTTAGCATCTAGATATGTTAATGTTAAATTTAATGTTTGTGTGTAAAAAGTAGTACCATTTTCTCTTGAACTTGTTACAGTTGTTTCAAGCGAAGAATTACCTTTTACATCATATTTATACCAGTTTCCTGATGTTGTCAAAGTTGTTACTTGTTTAGTCGTTGAATCTACTTGAATAGCACTAATAGTTCCAAAGTCAGCAAACAAAGCAGATTTTATGCCACCGAAGGCACTTTTACAAGGTAATTTTCTCCCTGTGTTTAATGTACAAGCCATAGTTTATATTTTATTTTATAAAAAAAAGGGTAAGTAAGCATATACCCACCTACCCTTTATTTTTGGTTAATTTAATTTATTAAGAATAAAGAACTATTTCAGACCCTATTCCATACTGAACTCCAGCAGTAAATCTCATAATTACTCTTACGTTTTTACTTCCGTCAATGTCAGCCATATCAATTAGCTTAACAAGGTTGTAATCAGACATTAAGCCTGTTCCAAAGAATAAGTTAGATTTTTGTGCAGCCATTGCATAGTTGTTTGGTAAACCATTAGCAACAAAGATTTTTACACCATCGATAGAAAGGTTTTCACTTCCTCCATACCATAATGTTCCTCTATTGTCAATACCATTTGCTACACCTCCACCTTGTGCATCTGTAATAGCAGCGTATCCACCTAATGCTCTAACGTATGCTTTAGCAATGTTTTGTGAAACGTAAATGTGTAGGTCATCCTTACCATATAATGTGCTTGGAATTGCATCAACGATTTTTCCTAATTCAGCAACAACGTTACTTGAAGTTATAGTAGTACCTGCAACATCAATTACATCTGCATCAGCAGTAGCTAAAGTTGTGAATCCATCAAATTCTCCAGCTACAGCACCACCAAGATTTCCTTGCCAGATATTGCTTTCAGTATTAGCAGATACTTGTTCTGCAACGTGAGCTATTAAGAAACTTGAAAAATCAGGAGGTAAGTTATCAAAAGCTGAATATCCCATAGATACTGCTCCCCAGTCTGATTCAAATGGTGTTTTACATAATTCAAGGTTTACTTGAAATTCTGTTGGTTGTATAATTCTTTCTGTAAGAGTTACAGACCCAGCAGATGTGAAGTCACAAGAATCATCAGTAATTAAACCAGAAGTAACTACTTTTTTCATAACTTCTTTAAACTTGATGTTTGGCTTAATTTCGATAGCACCCTGACTTAATGTGTTACCACTCAATAGAGCAGCAGCGATGTACTTACCTGCAAATTCTCCAGCATAAGTAGTAGTAATAGTTGGTTGTGGCATAATTTTTTATTTTATTTATTTAATTGATTTAATATATAGTCCATTGTAGAAGGGCGTCTGTTAGGAGCAATTCTAAAATTTTCCTTTTTTGCATTTCCAGCTTCTGGATTATGCTTGATTGGAGCAGCAGCAGGTTGTGATAATTCTTCCTTTAATTGCTCGTTTACTTCTTCGTTAAATTCTTCTTTAATTGTTCTGGATTTAGGTTGTCTTGAAACTTCTTCTTCCATTTCAACTTCTTTTTCTTCTTCCATATTGCTTTCTCCTACTTTAGATTTAAGGTCAGCAATGGCATCTTCAAGATTTTTAATTCTTTTTTCCATACCTTCCCAGTCTTGTACGTCAGCTTCTTCTTCCATTTCTTCTTCTTCTTTTTCTAAATCTTCAGTTTCATCTTTAGATTCTTCTTCCTTTTGTGGAACTTCGTCAGATACTTCTCTAACGTCATCAATAATTCCTTCTTCTGCAACAACTACAAGTCTACCATCTTCAAGCAGGTATTCTCCTACTGGCATAGCAACTTTTTCGTCATCTGTAAGAATGAATATCTCTTTACCTTTTTCAAACGATTCTGCTTCTACACGAGTACCGTTCTCAAGTTTTTGTTCTTCAAGTTTAACTTCTATATTTAGAAGGGTCTTGATTTGGTTTAACATTTCAGTTGATTTCATAATTATATATATAACGTGGTTAATTAATTTTTTTGCATTTTCATATTGTTCTTGATATAACTCCTATTCCTTGTCCCCATAAAGAGCCATCACAACATTTTCTTGAATAAGTATTTTTGTCTTTACATAAACAAGCACGTCTTGAACTTTTAGGACTTGAATGACTTGGAAAAAATGTTTTTTTAGGCATTTAATTATCTATATGTTTTTAGCAGCTGTTGATATTTTAATTGCAGATTTACCCCATTCACTTGATAAATTTCCAGAAGAATCAAATAATGCTTTTGCACTTTTGACTATACTATCTGCTCCAAGTTCTTTTGCCATTCCTTCAAGTTTTTTTGCATTTGCTTGAACTTTGTCTAATTCATTGGATATTTTATCTAAATCACTTGCTGCTTTAAGTATTATTTTTTTTAATGGAATAGCTTTAGATGCAGCTTTTTTATAATCATTTCTCAAGTCATCAATAGCACCTAATTCAACTTTTTCTAATTCAACTTTTTCTGATTTTAATTCAGTTTGAATCATACTGAATATTTTGTTTATATGCTTACTCATAATTATATTATTTTTATTGATTTAGCTTCGCTGTTTACTTTGTAATACAAATCATTTACTTCATTTAATCCTTTTATGTCTGAATATTTTAAACCTATTTTAAGTACTGCAGCTTTAAATTGATTTAACCATTTTACAGTTTTTAAAATTTCTGGTTTAGTTTCATTTTTAAAAGATTCAAAATCTCTAATGCCTTTTTGTATTTGTTTTAATTTAGCTTCGTATTTAGGAATTTCTTTAACATTAGCCAATTCAACTTTTTCTCCTTTAACTATTTTTTCTATTTCACTTAATAGTAAGTCTGCTTGTTTTTCTGACATATCTTCTTTTATTGATTCTTTTGGTCGTTCCATTTTATCTGCAAAGTAGCCTTCTATAGAAAACCCTTTTACTTTACCTGTTTTTACATAATCATTCCAGACTTCATCGTTATTGACTTTTACAGCACCCATCCAAGTTCCTACAGGCACATTCATACCATACTTTCTTGATTTGTCGTGTACTTCATCTTCAACAAGCCAAGATTCTACTAAACTTAAACCACTTAATGAATGTTGGTGTTCTAATGTTGAATTGTTTTGATTGCCTTTTGTCAAATACATTTGGGATGCTTTCAATACCGTATCTTTAGAGAAGTATATATAATATTCATCTTCTCCATTATTTCGATATATAGGCTTGTTTGGTATTAACAAAGCTCCCATTAATATCT